GACGTAATCCGCGCCCTCTGCGGTTTGCGGGATGCAGTTAAGAACCGAGATGTTCCATGTGATTACAGTAGACATTTATTTGCTCTCCAATGCGGCGACTTTCGCCTTTAGATCGTTAATCATTGCTTGCTGCTCTTGTATGGCCTTGGTCAGCAACGGAATAATGTTCTGATAGGCCACGTTTAGATGCTCTGGGCCTTCTTGCACAAGCCCCTCAAGGTACGGCTTACTAGCCAGCGTTTGTTGAAGTTCCTGTGCAATAAACCCAGTCTGTACGCTTTGATCTTTGCTGTGTTCCGGCTTGTATCTAAATGTCACAGGACGCAAGGCATTGACTACATCAAGACACGAATCAAGCGACTGGATATCGTCCTTCAATCGTGCATCTGACCCATTAACGTAAGCGCCAGCGCCCCACACTCCTGTTCCATTACATTGCAAATTGTAAGCGCCGTTGTCAGTTGTTCCGCCAACAATTGTTTCTCCTGATAAAACATATAATGGGCTTGCATAAATCCTAAGAGGAACATTGGCGCTTAAAGAATCGTTTGCCGCCTCAATGGCTAACTGATTGGCTTGTTCAGAAATAGCCAAATTCATGTCTGTGCCAGTTTTTGTTATAAATTTATAATTAGAGGCAATTGATGCTGTGGTGTTTATCTGAAAAATGCCCCCGCTCGTGATGCGGGCGCGTTCGGTGGCGCTACCATTTGCCGTATTAGTGTTCCAAATAATTCGTGTGGGCGGGTTTTGACCAGCAGTAAACGTGCCATCAACCTCAACAACCATTGTATTAAGGTATGTGTACGCAGACCCTTGATACGGAACCACGCGCAGTTGATACAAACCATCGCCGTTTTGAACAACAGTGGGCGATCCGGCAGATCCGCGAGACTTGTAGTAATCCGTCGCTACAGCAAAAGCGTTGTCAGTATTCCTTGCAAAAGATACCGCACCATAACTTCCATCTACCTGAACAGTTAAGCGAGAAACGCTGCCAAGGTTTGAGGTTGTGCCAAGTTGCAGGTTAGAGTTCGCATCCAGCGTCATCGCCTGCGTGAACGAGATGGCGGTGTTGATGGTGCCGGAGGGGGCGTTATAAAAAACGTGCGACCCAGCAGATTGAACGTAAGCCGTGGATGCCGCCGTAGCAATATATTTCCATGCGCCGTCGTTATAAGCATTAGCGGTTAATAAAGTGTCGCCACTGGAATTGGCGGACAGCGCAGCACGTGGAGTAATTTGAAATGCTTTATATGTTGACGCCCACGCACTCGGCGTGACGCCCAGACCGAGGTTGCCGGAGGTGTTAAGCCACGCCTGACCAACGCCATCCTGCGCCAAAACAATACCACCGCTTGCTGAACTCGCGTTGATTACCAGAGCATCTGCTGCGCTAGAAATATCGGTATAGCCCGGACTGGTCATACCAAACCAACCATTCCCGGCATTACTTACAGCAAGAAATCTGGCTAACGCCGATGTTCCAGAAGTAGAGTTTGTTACTCCGATGGTTGTGTTGGCATTTGCGCTATTTACGACATCCAACTTATACGAAGGCGAACTCGTCCCGATGCCGACGTTAATCCCCGACGCTGTGTAGAGCGAGGTGGAGGTGAGGCGCATGGCTTCGGTGCCGCTAATTTCCCCGCTTATAAAAGTCGCTGCATTTAATGTGGTTTGAGTGGCGTTTGTTACGAATGAATAGTTAGTTGATCCCGGTGTTACTGCGCCGTTATAAATTGCAGCAAACCCGCCGCTCGTGTATGTGCGGAAAATGTGCTGTCCCGCACCAGCAGAAACGCCAGCAACAAAACTTGTTCCATCAAACGTCAGCGCACTCCCCGAAGTCGCCACCTTGCTGCCGTTCAAGTACAACACGCCGTTGGCGGTGCCGCCGGAGACAGTTAGCGTCGTAGCCAGAAGATTGGTGATCGTGGCAGAGCCAGCCCGCAATACCGTTGCCGAAACGTCCGAACAAGTCAGACTTGAAGGGTTCGTGCCAAGCTCAATTACGGCACTCGCGGAGGTCATGGAGTAAACGCGCTTATCAGCGGTATTGACCGCGACTTCAACGCCCCCTGCCAGATTGGTCAGGTTAGCCGTGCCGGGAACTGAACCCGGAGTGTCGCTTTTCTTCAGAAGAATCGTGGGCATTAGTAGGTGCCTCCGCTTAAATTGCCTGTGGCGTTAGCCAAGTTCAGATAATAACTGCCGTGCTGTCCATCCAGCAAATCGGCGTTTAGATTGGTCACCAGAGTCGTAGAACTGATCACCAGACTGCCCAAAGACAGATTGGTAATGCTTGCGCTGGTGCCCGCCAAAGTCGTGACCGTACCGCTGGTCGAGGTCAAATTTGTCAGCGTAGCCGAGCCACTGCTTAGGGTCGTAATCCCCGCGCTCGTGCTGGTCAAAGTCGTAATCGTGGCCGAAGTAAAAGTCGCATTAGCCAACGACAAACTGCTGACCGTGAGACTAGAAACCGATAGGTTCGTAATCCCCGCCGAAGTCGCAGTAAGTGTGGTAACCGTGCCACTGGTCGCCGTCAAGTTCGTAGCCGTCAACGACCCGCTCGTCAGCGTCGTAATGTCCGCGCTGCTATACCGCAACGAAGTACCGGACGCAGTGGTAATACCCGCCGAGGTGCTGGTAAGCGTTGTGATCGTGGCACTCGTAAACGTGGCATTGGCCAAAGACAAACTACTGACCGTCAGACTGCTTACGGACAAGTTGGTAATGCCAGCCGAAGTCGAAGTCAGCGTAGTTACCGTACCGCTCGTCGCCGTCAGATTCGTAGCCGTCAAAGACCCGCTGGAGAGCGTCGTAATCCCAACCGAAGTGCTCGTGAGCGTCGTAATGGTCGCGCTCGTAAACGTAGCATTGGCCAGCGACAGGCTAGAAACCGTCAGGCTGCTGACAGCCAAATTCGTAATGTCCGCGCTGGTGCTCTTGAGCGTCGATACCGTCCCGCTCGTAGCCGTCAAATTAGTCAGCGTGGCCGAATTGCTCGTCAGGGTCGTAACATGAGCACTCGTACCCGTCAGCGTCGTAATAGCCGCACTCGCAGCCGTCAGCGTCGTCACACTGATCGATCCAGCCCCCAAGTGCGAAATCGATGCACTGGTAGCGGTCAACCTAGTGGCGGTCAAATCCGTCACCGTCGAAGACGTAAACGTAAAGTTGCTGATCGTTGCGCTGGTGGCCGTAAAGTTCGTAACCGTCCAGCTCGTGCCCGTGAGCGTGGTAATTGCCCCCACCGTGGCCGATAGTGTCCCAGACACCCCAACATTCGCGTATCCGAGATTGGTGCCGTTCAGACTGGTAATAACACCGCTAGTGCTGCTCAGCGAGGTAACGTGAATACTGCCGTCAGAGATCGATACGCCGTTTGAGTCCTGAGTCGCCATAGACCCAAGGCCCAAGTTGCTACGCGCCCCAGAAGCCGTCCCAGCGCCTGTACCGCCGTTGCTGATGGCCAGCGTGCCAGACATCGTAATGACGCCAGCCGCCGTAACCGGACCCCCGGTAAATACCACCCCAGACACCGTGCTGCTGACATCAATGCTAGTGACCGTGCCCGCACCCGTCAGCGTCTGCCAACTCGGAGCACCCGTCCCGTTCGATGCCAACACCTGACCCGCAGCGCCAACCGTCGTCAACGCCATCTGCGAGCCCGTGGAATACACCACCGCACCCGCTACCGGAGACAAATTGGCATTCGTGCCACCACGCGACAACGGCAACTGATTGCTGGTCTGAGACCCGTCAGCCAAATTTACCGCTGGGTGTACGTGATCAGCCCTCGCTGGAGTCGTTGCCGTACCCGCCGACGCTGAGCCGAGAGCAGAAGGAACGGTACTCGAATAATCAATCGCGAGCGTGCGGTCTTGACTAAGATTGCCGCCCCCAGACAGCCCGCTGCCCGCAACCACTTGACGCGAATCTGGCACATAACCCGTCACCACCAATGGAGTTGTGCTAAGACTGGTAACTCGACCCTTTGTGTTAACCGTAATGACGGGAATCAAAGTGCCCGTACCATACGAGCCAGCAGAAACACCCGTCGTATCTAACTGATCGTTGCCAATACCGCCGTTCGCCACCGCAATCGTAATGTCGTGTGACAGCGTGCCACCACCCGTAAGCCCCGTCCCTGCATTAATCGCACGGCTCGGTGGAACCGTCAGATTCTGATTGATCTGACTGAACTGAACCTTATAGGTCGTCCCCGAAATGACAATCGGGAAATAACCAGCCGGGTCCGCTACCGGAGCCTCGGGTAGCTGGCTGATGCGCGACGGAATAAGATTGCTGGGTACGTTGGCCATTACAGCGGTTGCTCCGGCTCAAGGTAATCATCATCCGCTTCGTTCACCAAAAACGTATTGCCGTCCTCACTAATCACGCCATACGGCTGCGAAGACAGCGGAACGTCCGGGCGAACAAAAGGCAGTGTAATTCTTTCGGTTTGACGCGCAGGCAATCTGTACGGATCAAGTTGATCCAAATCATCACGACAAACTCGCAAACCCGGTGCATTCGGATCCGGCATCAAAGCAGAAAGCGGAAACTTGCGACTACATCTGTCGCAAATCGCAATCGCTGCATACGGCTGTCCACGAGTGTCTAAGAAAAGACTCATCGCGTATATACCGAGAGATTTGGGGTCCAGTAAATCGGAGAATTGTCGCGTTCTTCGTTTTCCGCTTGAGCCAGAGCCTTCTCAGCCTTCATCTCAAGCATCGGAATCAACTGTATGTCTACTTCAGGCGTTTCATCCGCCAGCTTCGACGCCAACAGCGCAACAATCGCATCAAACCAACGCTGCGGAATGTCCAAGTTCTGCGTCATGGTGCCAACGTCTTGAATGTAACGATGCCTCCACAGCACAATCGTTTGCGTCTCAGCCGCAGCATTCGGGATAGGCCACAACCGCATCACAGGCTGGTCGCGCTGCCGGTCAAACCAAAATTGCAACGGACGCCCTTCAAATGACTTGTTTGGCAACGCCGTCCAGTCATCACGGTTCAGTCGCGCAATCGGAATCTCATTCGGCGTGTTGCCAAAATAAACTTCCGAATACGAAAGCGTACCGCTCGTCACGCGAACACGAAAATAATCCGCAGTCTCCGGAACTTCAGTATCTACCCAAGTCCACTCGCCCGCCGTTGCATCGGGGTTGCTGATGTAGTCAGAGAGCGGGACATTCGTCCAAGTCACGCCGTCATTTGACATCTCAACTACAAACGGCTGAGCCGCCGCAGACCAATTGATGCCAACAGTCGTAACCGTAAGCCCCTCTGCATTGTAGTTTTGATACGTCGTGGAAGTCGTCGCCGTAGTACCAGTAGCCTCCAACAACGTGCGCAAGTTGGTGTTCAGCACATCAATCGTGCCCAAAGGCAACGTGACAGCGCCCTGCCCCTCGTACAGAGGCATCACCAGTCGCTCAATACACCAGAGTTGAACACCCCGGTTCGCAAGATTAGACAGGATTAGGTAAAGCTGGTCGTTCGCAACATCGATCATCTCAGAGGTGATCTGCTGCGCACCTAAGCGACAACGCCTAAAGGCATGGTCAATGACCTGCCGCGTCGTAAAGTTAGTTGTCGAAACCGTACCAGAAGTTGCCATTAGGGTCCCTCTTGCGCCTTGGTCTACTGCACCGAGCAGACCCCAATGACTGACGGGTCTATTTTAGCACTTACCGCCGCCGTACATCATTTTTCGCGACTTGGGCATACCGCCATGAGCCTTGCGATCCGGCATGTCAATGCTCAGCCCCGGAGCGTACTTTTCAGCCTTACGCATCTTCTCCAAAGCCATCCGGTCCATCCGGTCCTTGCGACCCATCTCACGACCCTTGCGCGGCGTACCGCGAGTCTTCGGGCCCTTGGACGCCATGTACTCCGTGCTGAAAATACCACCCTCAGCCTTCTTCGGGATCTTGGCACCAGACTTGCGAGCCTCAGACAGCGCAATCGCCATCGCCTGCTTGCGATCCTTCACCACCGGACCCTTCTTGGACCCAGAGTGCAGCTTGCCTTCCTTGTACTCGCGCATCACCTTCTCAACCTTGCCGCCTTTCTTAGCCACCATCTCAGGCTTGGAGGACATCATCGATTCCTCAGGGTACGGCACCGGCATAATCGTCATCGTCGGAGCAGGACGCAGGCTACGAGTCGGGCCAGAACGAGCCGCACGCGCAGCACGAGCCGCCGCAGCACGAGCCTCAACCGAATTGGCCTTGCGGAACGCTTCCTCACGAGCCTTCGTCGCCGCCTTCCTAGCCTGCAAATCCGCATAAGAAGTCCGCCCGCCATCAGCGTACTTGGCACGACCCGGAGCGGACTCCATCTTCTTCGCACCCATCGCAGCCGCATTCGGCTTGGCGCGAGCAGGCATGTCACCGTAAGAAGCCTTTGCCTTCATCGGCTCAGCACTCTTATGAAAGCCACGATCAGCAGAGAACTCAAAATCCTTTACATACTTAACGGCCATAAAATTTTCCTCTCAAGGAATACCACTGGCTATTTAGCCACGCTTTAAATGCCAAAACTTTAACTACCAACTTGTCTCGCAAAGAAAGCTGAGTCTTCTTTACCGGCTTCTTTCGCTTTGCCATGTCAGCAGTCCCACTTTCTTAAAGACAACGCCTTGCGGGTCGGACGACCCTTCTCATCTTTCATCGGACCGGGCATCCCGCTCATGCGAGCACAAAACGACCGGCGGCGTGCCGCTGCCTTGGGCGACTTCTTGGCCTGACCAGCAGATACCGGCGGCTTCAAGTTCATACCCTCACGCTTTGCACTGCGACGACCGGCTTCGTTCAAACCGCC